GGGCATCGTCCTTGCCGGCAACGGCACACTAACGGCGGCGCAGGAACTCGGCTGGACGGAGATCCAGATCGTGCGGACCGAACTTGCGGGCGTCGAGGCTACGGCGTTCGCCATCGCGGATAACCGAACGGCGGAGCTGGCGGAGTGGGAAGAGGACAAGCTCTCGCAGGTGCTGCAATCGCTGAAGGTCGAGGACGCGGATTTACTCGCGGCAACCGGCTACGATGCGGCCGAGGTGGACAAGATGAGCAAGGCGGAAGTCACCGAGGACGAGGTGCCGGAGCCGCCGGCCGAACCGATTACGAAGGCGGGCGACTTGTGGATTCTGGGCGAGCATCGGGTGTTGTGCGGCGACTCGACGAAGGCGAATGATGTGGCTAGGCTGATGAACGGCGTGAAGGCCGACATAATGTTTACAGACCCACCTTACGGCGTGAACTATGAAGGCGGTCATTTCCACAGCGGCGACGTAAACATAAAACGCAAGCGGGAAAAACTGTCAGCAGATAGCACGACGCAAATCTATAACGACTTCCTGCCTATTGCGTTGTCTGTCGTTGATGGGCCGTGTTACATGTGGTTCGCAGGCTCAAAGGCTCGTGATGTCTACAACGCAGTTCACGACAATGAATGCGAGATTCACGCCTTGATCATCTGGCACAAAACAAACGCAACATACGCAGCAATGAATGCTCAGTACAAGCAAAGACACGAGCCGTGTTTGTATTTTAAACCGCGAGGCTCAACGCTTAGATGGTGCGGAGAAACAACTGAGGCAACCGTATGGAATCAAGATCGAGATGGCATCAATGAATTTCATCCGACACAAAAGCCAGTCGCATTGGCGGCAAAGGCTCTAAAAAATCACGAGGCGGCGACCGTGCTTGATATGTTTTGTGGTTCAGGCTCGACCCTGATCGCCGCCGAACAACTAGGCCGCAAGTGCTACGGCATGGAAATCTCGCCAGCCTACTGCGACGTTATCGTGCAACGCTGGGAAAACCTCACCGGCAAAAAGGCCGTGCTCGATAAGCCGACGAAATGACCGACGCCGAGCAATCACCGAGCGAAATCCTCGCCCGCCGCAACGTCCAGAACATCGCGGTAAAACTCAAGGCCGGCAAAACGCTGACGACCTCGGAGCGCAAGGCGCTGAACGAGTTTCAAGCGGAGCAGACCGGCGGCTGGGTCAAGGACCTGAGCGCACTTTCAAAAGAGCTCGGACTCTCGCGCCAAACGATCTACGATGTCCGATCAAAATTTCCAGACGCTCCAGCGAAACACGAGGACGGCAAGCGCGAGAACCTGACGGCGTGGCAGGCGTTCGTCGGCGAACACCTGATCGGAAAAGACCACGCGACAAAGAACCTTGCCGACCTCAAAGCCGAACTCATGCGCGAGCAGATCCGCCTCGCCCGGTCTAAGAACGAACGCGAGGCCGGCGACGTGATCGACCGCGAGGTCGTCGAAGCGATGCTCGTCACGCTCGGTCAAAAGCTGGATCTGCTTTTGCGGCTAAAACTCACGATCGAACTCGGACCTCGCGGCGTCGGCATGAACGCGGCGGAACTGAACGTCGAGGGCGGCGTGATTCTCAGCGAGATCCGCGAGGTCGTGAACGCGAATATCGCGACCTTCGAAACCGAGGCGTTGGACAAGTCGAGGGAGTGAAAATAGTTGTTGACGAACCTAGCACGCTAGGTTTTGGTGATGGCGTCAACAACGACACAACACATGACCACTCCAATACTGATCACCTATCGCAAGTTTGAGAAATGCCCAATCAGCTCCCAAATGCGCGAGCTAGTCGGGCACGTTACAGCCTTTGCCAGCACTTACAGCGGGCAGCACCACTTCACGGGCGGACATTGCAACAGCATGATTTCCGACAAAGTGCTTCGCCGGATGGACGCGGGCGAAATGCTCGGAAGTTACCAAGAGGACGGCGCAACCGTAGTTTGGAGGACTGAGAAGTGAGCGAGCCAATCCATGTCCTCTCTCTCGGTGCGGGCGTGCAAAGCTCGACGCTCGCGCTCATGGCCGCAGCCGGCGAGGTAACGCCAATGCCGGTCGCAGCGATCTTCTCGGACACGCACGCCGAGCCAAAGGTGGTTTACGATTGGCTGAACTGGCTTGAACCGTTGCTTCCGTTTCCGCTTTATCGAGTCAGCGCCGGGAGTTTGACTGAGGCGGTTTTAAGACCGCGATATCATCAAAAGCACGGCGGGCGGTATTTCAAAAACCTAATCCCCGCCTTCGCGCTTAACGCAGACGGAACGAGAGGGATTACGGGTCGGGCTTGCACGCAGAACCACAAGCTCATTCCGCTTTTCCGAAAGGCTCGGGAACTAGCCAACATCAAACGAGGGCAAAAAACCGTTGGCGTTGTTTCGTGGATTGGAATTTCTCTCGACGAGGTAGGGCGAATGAAACCGTCTCAACTCAAATGGGCGGCGAATCGATACCCATTGATCGAAAAAGAAATGACGCGGCATGACTGTTTGCGCTGGATGGAGTCACGAGGCTTTCCGACGCCGCCTCGCTCGGCTTGCACTTATTGCCCGTTTCATTCGGACCACGAGTGGCGCAAAATGAAGATGGAGCAACCCGAGGAGTTTGCGGGAGCGGTCGCGTTTGAGGTCGAGATGCAGCGACTACGCGCAACCGAGAACGGGCCAAACCGCATGAAGGCAAAACTATTTTTGCACGACTCTCTCATTCCGCTTTCCGACGTAGATTTTTCCGAGGACACTACACAAGGGCAACTAAAATTTCACAACGAGTGCGAGGGGATGTGTGGAGTATGACCAACAGCGATCTTGAAACGATACGCCGAGCGATCTTGGAAGTTTGCGCGGCATACGACGAACCGGACAGCCCCGAGGCTTTGTCCTGCGCGTTCTATCAACTGCGCCGTGTGCGCGACTACGTTTTGCCGCGCTGCGCTCCTACAGGACGCAATGGCGGAAAGTCCAAGTCCGCCGCGTTGCAGGCCGCACGTCGGGCAAACGGAGCGAAGGGCGGACGGCCAAAGGCCGAGGCGTTGGACAAGTCGCGGGTAAGTGCATGACCGACACGCCAAAATTCCACCTCGGAGAAATGGTCTGGCACCGCACTTGCGGCGACGACGCGGGAATCATTATCGCCATGATTTACAGGCCGGGGTGTATGCTTTATCAAGTCGCGTGGTCGGGGCGTTGCGTTGACGACCATTACGAGATCGAGCTGACGACCGACCGACCGTTTTTTTCTTCGACCGGGACGAGTAAGGAGGAAGCGTGACCGCCTCCGACGAACTCCTCATTAAACTGCGCCTTCCGCAGCCCGACCGCTCGCCGATTTACGAATGGGCGCGGAAGCACATCATTTTGCCCGAGTCATACGCGACGCCCGGACCGTTCAACGTCCGCATCTCGCCGTGGCTGATTCCGATCTTCGATGCGCTCCAGAATCCGCTGGTGCGCCGCGTGCACTTCCGCAAGGCCGTGCAAATCGGCGGGACACTCGTCGCTGACATTTGGGTGCCGTGGCTGATTTGCAACGACGCCGGGCCAATCTCGTGGACGATGCAGACCGACGAGATGATTGACCGGCACGCGAAGTCACGGCTCAACCCGATCTTCGAGAGCTGCAAGCCGGTGGCGGCGATGCTTCCACGAGTCGGACCGAACCGGACGACCACGGAGATTTACTTCGGCGGCTTCTTCTTTCTTCTCAACCCGGCGAACCTTTCGAGTCAGCAATCGCAGTCCATCCGCTACAAAATCAATGACGAGATTTGGCTTCCGAAATGGCAAGAGGTTTACGGCCACGCCGTCGCCCGCGTCAGTCGATTTGAGGAAGTAGGGCGCTCCAAGATTTACAACACGAGCCAAGCGCCGATTATGGACCTGGAGACCGGCAACGTGGAGGACACGAGCTTCCGCCAGGGCACCCAGCAGGAATGGAGCACCGAGTGTCCGGCGTGCCACAAGGTGCACCCGGTGGCGTTCGCCTTGGACAAGAACGAAGACACCGGGCTGCGAGGCGGCGTGGTCTGGGATGCTGCGGCACGGCGCGATGACGAGACGTGGGACGTGGCGCGAGCGGTCGAGTCATGCCGATTCCGTTGCCCACACTGCGGCCACGAGTCGCCGGACACCGACACGACGCGGACCGGCTGGAAGCGCGCCGGGCGGTTCGTT